ACCCGTTACATCAGTAGGATTACCACCCTCTTCAAGGAAGTAAGCAACCTTTTGATGTTTGAATTGTTTATTTAGTTCATCGGCAATTATCCCAGCCAATTCGTCTTTTTCGGACATATTGTTCTCCTAGTATGTTATGAGTGAGAGAGTGATGCTAAGAATACTTTGATTCCATTGGAAAGTTTCTTATGTGAATGTCACCTCACTCATTACAATTTGTTATTTATTGATTAACTATTGAATAACTCGTCAAATGCATCTGCGACATCAGCTGTAGCAGTCGTAGCAGTTTGAGTAGCAACTTTTTCAGTTGTAGTCGTACTTGCTGTGGCTGTAGTAGTCTGCGTATCATCAGATGGATTCAAAAAGTTTTGAAGAACATCTTTTAACTCATCGTAAGATGGTTCATTATAAAGTTCTGTCAAATCAGATTGATTTTCCATTATAGTTGTAAGTAAAGTAGCATCTTCAGTAATAGCCGTTTGATTAGGTTTAACCCTTACAGTAGTTTTACCGTATTGATTACCAGCCTCAGCAGGTGTTTGTCTTTCGATACCAATATCTCTACCACCAGTTGCATCTGTTATGTCACCATAATCAGGGTCAGCAATAACAGCAAGTAATTCTTGATATACTGTTTTACCAAATCCCCAAAATTTAACACCTTCAGATTCTTTACCACGAACTACAACGGGTGCAAAAGTTCTCATCTTAGGTTCAAGTCTTTTACCTTGAATCCATTCGTCTTTATTACCTGTTGATTTAAGTTTGTCAGCAAATTCAGCCACTGGGTCAGGACGACCAAATGACATTGGTGATAGGTATGTTTTATTATTACCTAAATTATAATGAAAGAATAACTCAATGAAAGGATTATCTTTATTATGTTTGTAAGGAACAACACGGACAATTTGATTACCAGGTTCTGGTTTCCAAAAGTTATCTTTATTTGATGTTGTTGATTGTAGTGTTGCAAGTTTGGATTTTATTGCATTTATATCCATTTTGTACTTCTCCTGTGTTTTATTATTTATCGTTTATTGTTTATGGTTTATATAAAACCATATAACCTATTTATACTATCTTTACAATATACGAAACAAATCGCATATAAGTCAAGCTTTTTTTTATTTTTTTGATATTAATCCCTCAAGAAAATATTTTAAAGTTTCTTTATTTAAAGCACCAACTGTTGAATCAGATTCACCACTCTTAGAAATTGTAACTGTAGTTGGGACACTTCTGACTCCAAATAATTCAGCAATTTCCATTTCTTCTTCAATGTTAACTTTATATAAATTTATTTTATTACTATATTCTGGTGTTACTTCGTTGAGCACCTGCTCAAACATCTTACAAGGACCTCACCAAGTTGCATAAAAATTAATAAATATGGGTTTACCAATAAGGTTATTCCCTTTATTATAAATTTTCATAAATTCTTCTTTTGTTAAATTATTCATCACATTCTCCATGTTCACAGTCACAATGACACCCACAATGTTTTTTCCACTTGTTGATTGGGCATTCAGCAACTGCGTAATGTACTTTAACATTCATAAAACAAGCACAATGAGAACATCTACCATCTTTTTTATTTGTATCTGGATTTGTTTCATCATAGAGTAGATGAGGACACATCTTACATATCTCCCATCTTCTTTCAGCTTCTTCAGTTGTTGTAATTACTTGTGAACCTTTTATCCAAGACTTTAAAGATTTCCAATGAGTTGTAGCTATATCTCGAATCTGTTGAGATGCTGGAGGAAGTTTATGTTCTTCCTCTAGCATATCTTCAGTTTTTTTAATACATTTTAACTCATCTTCGGTAGCGTCTCTATCTTTTTTAATAGTTGGTTTAAAACTAAATTTCAATTATGCTCCTAATGCATTAATTATTTTATCCAATTTATTTTCTAAAGAAGAAAGTCTTTGATCAAAAGTTAATTTAGTTGTAGGTCCTGTAGGTTTAGGATTTACATCACCTCTATTTACAGCATTTGGTAGTTGTGGATTCTGTAAATTAGGATTATTCATTTGTTGATTTCTTTGTTTAAATCTTTCAACCATTTTATCAACTGGAAATAAATTAGGTAAATGTGAATTTTCTGCAGCCCATTTTTCATATGTTTTAGCCCAATCATCTATTACCGAATCAGTCGAACCAGGAGCAGGAGGTCTTGGTGGTTCTGATTTTGGCCTTGGTCTTTCAAGAATTTGTTCAGCAGTTTGTATGTTAGGCATATGTTTATTTTTTTCAGACCATTCATTATATTCTTTTTTCCATTTATTAACTTCTTTTTCAGAAGCACCATGAAATGGTGGTTTAGGTAATGGTCCAGTTGGTCTTGGTGGTGCAGCAATTTTTTCACCATTAACCCATTTTAATATTTGATCTTTTTCTCTAAATCCACATATTTCATTACCTGTTGACCCATCAATAAACCACGGTGTTCCACATTGTTTATTGTATGTTTTTTTAACTTCATCTTGAAGTTTTCTATTATCTCCATCAGCCAAATCTAATTTAAGTATCTTATGGCCTTCATTGATTAGCTCATCAACTATAGGATTTGCTCTTTTACACCACGCACATCCTTCTGTATAGAAATAATATAATTGTGATTCTTTGGGTTGTTTAGATTCTTCAACTGATGTTTCTTCAGTTTTTAAATCTTCAGTTTTAATTTTATCTTTGGCTTTTGACATAACCTTTTTCTCCTAAAATTATTTATTGTTTGTTGTATGATATTATTCGTATATATAAATATATATATAATTTATAAAACGATTAATCTATTTTTATTATTTTAAAAATTCTTGTGTTTATTCTATTCAATCCTTCAGAATTTGTTACCATTAACATATTCTTAAAGTTTTCCCATGGTATCATAAACTTGTTATCTAAGACACCATTGTTTAAATTTTTGATACATTCGTTTAATGCATTTATTGTATATAATGTATTTGAATGTTTTTTTCTGTGAAGGGATATTGTTCCCTCTACTTTATTATAGTCCACACCATTTATTGTATCTACATTATAAGTACATATTAATTCCTCAACATTATTTTCATTCTGTAATACATATATTTTATTAAAAAATATTTCATATGATTTTTTAATGCTTTCAACAACATCATTTAAATTTTTTTTAGTGGTAAATGTACATAATAATTGTGATTTCATTATTCTTCTTCTTGTCTTCTTAAATCTGATGCTATACTATTAGGAAACTTTATTGGTTCTTGGTCACCATAAATATCTCGCGAAACTAATTCAACATTTTTACCAAAATTATCAGCCACTTTCATTTCAAACTTATGAGTTCCACCATAACCCTCACCATCTTCTCTAATACCTATTGTGGTGATTGGTATAGAAACATCTTTACCTCTAACTTTACCTTGATATTCTATTGATGGTGGGTCAGCGTCTGGATTAACCACTAATTGTTCCACTACTTGATTCCAATCATCAGTACCAAATAAACCTTTCATTACTTTTTTACTTATAACAAATTCACCCAATATTACATTTTCAGAACCATTGGATACTGATTTTAGTGGGAAGTTTTTTCTAACAACATCCATTATAAGCCCTTTAGCCTCATTACTATCTCTTATAACTTTCGCAACATCTTTAGCATGTTCTTTAGCTATTTGTTTTTGTTGGTTTACAAAATCTCCACCTAATTCATCACCCATACCATTCATCAATCTACCTAAAGTCATAGATATTTTATCTATATTTCTTTTCTTTCCACCTTCTCCTCTTGTTTTTAAATTTTGTATAATGTAATCTCTACTTAAAACCAAATTAGGATTATCAGTCAAGTCTTTTTTGTATTGAGTTAAGAAATTATTAAATCCTTTTATTGTTTTATTTTTTGTTGCTGAATCCATATCTGTAGCAACTCTTAAAAGTCTCTCATCAAAATCTGAAATATCATCAATGTTATTCAAGTATTCACTAATATTCATTTGATTATTTTGATAAAAGTTATCAATGTTTTTTATTTGATTATCTGCAAATTGATTTGCACCTTTTTGTTCTAAATGTTTTGGTATAATTCCTTTATCTTTAAAAACAGAACCAATTGTACCATTCCACAATCTTTGTCCTTTTAAACTTTGTTTTAATGATATTTCTTCTTTAATTAGCATATCACCAACTTTTACTGTGAACATAATATCTGTACTGTATCCTTTTTCATCATAGTTTTGTCCTAAAGCTTTAAATTCCTCTTCAATATCCCAAGCCGAACCAACTATTTCATAATCAGGTCCATGTCTATCATACATCATTCTTAGAATAGCAGAACTATTTTCTTTCGCAGCCTTTGACCATTTTTTGGTTATATTTATTGCTTCTCCTCTAGCGGTTGCTGTTTGTATATGTTCATCAACGGCTCTAAAAAATTCATCTCTTTCTTTTTTTCTCATCGTTGTAGCCATCATTGATAAAAGTTCACCGGCATTAGCTCGAGCACCACCAGCACCAGCTTTTCCCATACCATAATAACTTGATAAATTTGTTTCATCTTCAATCTTATTTTTTTTGGAAGATAATTGAGTATTCATTACCCTTTCAATAAATTGTGTATATTTTTTTGGTATCTTTGGGTTGTTTTTTACACTATCGGGCATTTTAAAAGTATTTGTGGTTTTATTTGTGTTGTTTTTTGTATAAAAATCTTCATCAGTTGTTTCCAACGGTTCACTATATGTTTTTCCACCAATTTTTTCTCTTTGATTATCAACTTCAGATTTAGGTTTTTTTTCTTTTTTTTCTTTTTTATCAAATTGATTGTTTGGTATATCCACAATTTTTGGTTTAGGTGGTGGTTTTTCATCTGTTGAAGGTTCTTTAGGTTCTAATCCATCACCCTTTTCAAAGGGAATAGCTGTTCCTGAGTCAAGAGCTTTATCTAAATTATCTTGATTTTTAAAATAAATAATTTTATTTGTTTCTTTACTACGAGCTTTAAATTCAGTCTCTTTATCTGTAACTTCATTGATTAAATTCTCAATAACTTGATAAATCACATTATTGGGTAAATTCAATTCTTCCATTGATTCACGAAGTTCGTGAATATGTTCTGTATTTTTGGGATTAGGCATTCCATCGTGTACACGATATGACCATTCTGTTAATATTTTGTCTATTAAATTCATATTATAACCTCTTCGTAATATCTTTCATTTCACCATAATTTAAACCCATTTTGGATTTGGTGTAATGTTTGTTTTCTTCTAAAATTGATTTTATATCTCTCAAAGTTTCAACTCCATCTTCGTTTGCAAAATCGAACAAAAAACTATCATAACCATATAAAACCAATTTTGTCTTCTTCCCTAATAAATAGTCTTGAATTAATAAAATCTTCTTAATATTAGATTCAGTCTCGTTAGCCTGAATTAAATAATTAAAAACCTTATTTCTATTCATATCTTCATAGTTTTTGAATAATAGTTTCCGTCTATAAATATCAGTATGAACACAATTATGTGTATTTATTTCATTCCACTTTTTATTTATATAACTATGTACTTTGTCAAAAAATGGGACCTTTTCTCTTGTTTCTTTATCTATCCCACCATATAATAGTTTAAAACTTCGTTGTTTTGACTCCTCATATGAACAACCATAATGTTGTGCTAAGTGTTCGTGTACTGAATCTTTACCAAAATCGTAATCAACTAAGTCAGCAATCAATCTTAAATGATATGCATCAAAGTCAAATTCAACTAAATAATCATTTTCAGGTACAAATGCTTTTCTCTTCTCAGGTGGAAGAGCTGCAAAGTTAACTGAACCAAATGAATTACTCGGCCTACCTGTTGTTGTCCATAGATTGTATTGTGAGTATAACTTACCATCTGATATATGTTTCTTTACTCTCATATCAAATATGTCACATACATCATCTGAAACCTTGATTCCGTTCTTTTCAATTGATGTGAATGCCTTAATTACATCATTCATATAGTCATTATTATCACCTGTATGTGGTATATTTATTACCTCATTAACATCACTACAATACTCATTATGTTTACATAATGGTATGATTTCGTTAAGTTTTTTAACATTGTAGAACTTGTTACTCAAGAAATCTATTGCATTATTACGAATGTTATTGTCA